AAAACAAGTCGAAAAATGGAAGAAGGAAGTAGGACTATGAGTCGATATAATTCAGATACCCTTGATGAAGCATGTCAAGAAATGCTTGGTCATGATAATTGGGGCTATGTAGATAAAGATGATCTGAAAAAACAATTTGAGCATTATGATAAAGTAAAAGATAATATTGCTCATGTTGTTATATTTTGGAAAAAATCAGTGGAGGATGAATTAGGTGAGTGAAGAAATAAACTATGAGGCTAAATACATAGAGAGGACTGCTCAGTTAGTTGATACTAAAAACAAACTTAGTGATGTACGATTAAAATTAAGAGAGGCATATGAACTTTTATCTTTAGCTCAGCAAAAATTAAAAACATTAGAGGGGAAACAAAATGGGTAAACCAAAATTTTTATTAAAAGTCACTTACCCAGATCAAACTGAAGAATATTGGCATGATCCTATGTGTGTTATTATCCCAGATCTTGCTCGTCTTCAAAAGATTCATAATAATAAACTTGTATTACAATGGCTTGATATAAGACAAACAGGTATGAATTTAGGAAATATTGTTGATTCACCTGAGCCACGTGAAGTCTAAAAGATGTAGAATCAAGTATGGAGGAACCTTGATTCTACACTCATTTACAGGGGAGAAATAAACGATACTTAACGATAAGCTATTTTTTGAATCAGTAAAAGCATTATTTTGTTATAGTAATCGTTTTTTATATCTCTTATTATAGTAGTAAGTTAAATATTAACCATTAATTTAGAAAGGAAGAATAATGGCACATAATATCGAAACGATGGCTTATGCAAATGCAAAGCCTTGGCATGGGTTAGGAACAGAAGTTGCTGATACCCTTACTCCAGCTCAAATGCAAAAAGCTGCACAGCTTGACTGGACAGTTAGTAAACGACCAGCTTATACATTAGATAAGCCTGAGTGGTCATCCGAGAATGGTCAGATCGTTGGTGATGTCGGTTTACTCCAAGCTAGTGGACACCACTTCATTGTTAGGGATAGCGATAATTCAGTTTTATCGCAGTGTGGCGAAAAATACATACCTATCCAAAACAAAGATATCTTCGACTTCTTCGTTAAGTTTACTCAAGCAGGTCATATGAAAATGGAGACTGCTGGTTCTTTACGAGATGGTAAAGAGATTTGGGGTTTAGCCAAACTCAAAGATGATTTCGAATTAGCTGGTGGCGATGAAGTTAAAGGCTACCTCCTCATTAATCAGCCTCACGAAGCAGGCAAAGCAATGACGATTAAGTTTACACCGATCCGAGTTGTTTGTAACAATACCTTGACTATGGCATTGCGAGGCGAGGGTACTGCACTGCGTATGCCCCACGTCAAAGAGTTCGATGAAGATGTCCGAGCTGCAGCAGAAGAAGCACTTGGTCTCAGTAGTCAAGCGATAACCGACTTCAAAGAAAAGTCTGAGTTCCTTGCATCTCGTCAATACAAACAAGAATCAGTTCTTAATTATATTGCTGAGTTGTATCAACCTTCCGTACTTGTTGATAAAGCCAAAGCACTTACTGATGATGAATTCGTTATGCAAGAGCAGTTTAATGCTACAGCGACTCAGGTCCTTCAAAACATCGATCTAAGTCCAGGTGCTACGATGAAGTCAGCCAAGGGAACTTGGTGGGGTGCTTTGAATGGTGTGACTTATCACGAAGATCATCAGAAAAAGCAGTCAGCTCCTGGTAATGCTCTTCATTCATCATGGTTTGGCGTTGGAGCAAACAGGAAAGCCAAAGCATTAGACAAAGCTATCGAATATGCAAACGCATAGCTTGGTCGACTATGTCCAGTTGATTCTGGACATAGTCATTTTATTTACGACATAACAGTTCCTTTCGCCCCACCATGAAAATGGTGGGGTTTTTTTACGAGTAAAAACAGTATCTTGTAATATTAATCGTCGGTTTTCTATACTATAATATATATATTAATAATTTAGAAAGGAAGAAAAATGTACATACAAGAACAAGAAGATCGTGATTTTATTTACGCATCACCCCAAGATTGGGATCGAGCCGAAGCTAGAGAGATTGGTTCCCAAAACCCTGATAGAGCTTATATCAGTACAGGTAATGATGTTTGGCACGTTAACCCATTTTGGGGTAAGTATGATAAGTGGGGTAATCCTTTACGAAAAGAAGCCCCTCATTCTCGTATCCCTCACCCAGAAGATTGTGCTGACGAGGAAGATGACGAGTTAATCGAGCAGTTAATGAAAGAGGAGAATTTATAATGTACACAACTAAAACAATAGTAATAAATATCTTTACAGCTGCAATAAAAGAGCAGTTCCAAAAAGGAAAAATTACAAAGAAGCAAGCTAAAGATTTTTTTAAAACATTTCAACAAAACTTGGAGAATTTATAATGTATGCACTTTATGCACATCGTGAGGGAATGACTAATATCTTTATCAGGACATTCAATATGCTTTGCGAAATGGATGATGTAACTATTGAAGCAGGCTCTGGTCCTGATCACGTTGGTCATATAAAATATCATTCTTTCCCAGAGGGCTACGAAGCATTCGCTCTTAATCTTGATACAGGTGAGCTAAACCATTTTATTGATGGCTGGGCTCTTGTTCAAGACGAGGAGCTTCGTCAAGGCTTCTTTTGTAGCTTTTCCTGTTTCGCTTAACTAACTTGGGGCAGAAATGCCCCAATGTCCCTCCTGTTCACTTTTCATGTTTTAATTTCTAAAACTCACGTCATAATCTCATAATCTCATAATATCTTCTGTAATGCTCTGTGGCTCTTGGTTCTTGGCTATGATATTTGTTTTCAAGATATCATAACTGTTAGTCATAGATAAAGGGTCGGGAGAAAAGTTTTTTGTTTTTAGAATAAAAAACCATTGTATATTACTATTGTGTCTGGTAAGATATAAGGAAAGAAAACAAAGAAAGTGAGAAAAGGTCATATTGATGAGAGATCTTGTGTACACTCCAGTTTCGCCATCAGAATGTGGAAATTACTGGGTTTGCTCAGATGGTAAGAGACACCGACCATTACTACCAAAGCACAAAAAGTTTTGTAGGCTTTATGTTGAAGGAATGTCTGCTGCAGCTGCAGCGAGAAAGTCAGGCTTTACGAAGGACATGATTGGCTCAAAAGTTCAAGGTTCTGCAATGCTTCGTAAGAATCCACTGGTTGGCAATTTTATTATTGAGCTTTTGGAAAAACAGAAACAGCGAGCAGAAGTTAGTGTTGACTCACATCTAACAGAACTTTCCCATTTGCGTGATGAAGCGAAGGATTCAGGGCAAATTGCTGCTGCGATCTCTGCCGAGGTGTCTAGGGGCAAGGTAGCAGGGTTGTATATAGATCGGAAGGAGGTCATGGTTTCAAAGATGGAAAGCATGAGTTCAGAGGATCTTGTCTCAAGGATAAAGCAAATTGTAAATGGAAGCAATATGAAAGTAGTAGAGCATGAAGACAGAAAAGAGCCTGTATCAAACGCTGAAGAACAGCTTACCCAAAGTTCACTGGCAAAGGATTGAAACAGGAGCCCTTGGCACAGGAGTGCCTGACGTCAATGCTTGTTGGCAGGGCAACGAGTTTTGGATTGAACTCAAGATAGGAACGATACAGTCAGTCAATCTATCAGCCCAGCAATGTGCATGGCACACGCGTCGTGCAACTCGAGGAGGCATCTCTTGGATTCTTATCCATGATCCTTCAAAACATCAAATTTGGTGCGTTCCAGGCAGTCAGTCAGTCAGTCTAAGAAATCGTACCCTCTGTTCATCATCACCCACCATTCATCATCAACAACATCCGTTTGACTGGAAGCTCGTGCTAAAACAATTTTGTTTGACTGACCGAATGACTGTCTGATTGACTGAATGACCGATTGATTGATTGACTCGGATCCAGGCAGCAGGAATCATTTTGTCATAAAAAAGATTTAAAAATCAGTAATTAATACTTTACTATAGTAAGAGTATGGTATATGATAGTGCTATAACTTAATTAAATTAGAAAGGTAGAAAGTTATGAAAAAATCTAAAAAGGTAGCTCCTGTCGCTAAATCTCCTGTAGGTAACTCTGGTATCCCTGCTCCTGCTAAAAATGGTTTTAATAATCGTAAAGTTACTTTGATAACAAAGGTTATTGAAAATCGTAAGATAGCTGGTCAGGCTATGATTATCTTAAATACTATTGAAGCTCTTGGTGGCTCTGCTACTCAAGGCGAGGTAGTTGATAACTTGCTCGCGAATGGTTTAAAAACTGTTCAGTCGCCAAAAAGAATTTATGATTTCTATCGTAAGTTATTGGTCGAGGATGAGTATATTAAACTCGATGCTTAATGATTGAGGGAGCTTCGGCTCCCTCTTTTTTTGCCGATTGTACCTGATTGACTGACTGACTGGGGCTCATCATCATAGCCCTTCATCATAGCCTTTCATCATCACTAATTACAGCACGAGCAAAGGCTCAGGTATAATAATGACCCATTCTCTCTACTGGTTTGTTTGACTGTTTGACTGACTCGCCCAAAATAATTAGTTAACGATGTTAAACGATAGTTTGAA